TTATGATAATTAGGAAGAAAATCCTACCTTGACAGTTTTTCCAGTATTAGGAGAAACATTCAAGGCCATTCCCTTTTGAAAATCACGATAGTCTTTATCGTCATCTTCCATACTCTCTAACCATTCATCAACATTTGTATTTGAAGAAGGATACTCTTTCCAACCCAAAGTGTTCTCACAAAATGCCGCCATTACAAAAGCAACAGCATCTTGCTCACGTTCAACGTCAGAAACAATGTAGGTATTTCCACCTTTGAACTTCCAATAGGCATTTCCACTTGAGAATTTTCCATCCTCTTCATGTGAGCCATAATTTTCCAGAACTTGTGTGTGAACTACAAAAGTCATATGATTCTCTCTTTCTCTTTGATTACAAGTATAATTACCATAAGTTTATGGATATGTCAAGTATAAATACAGATATAAACGGATATAATTGGATATAATCGGATGGCAACAGTTACCACAAATATGAACTATCTTCAGCCTACTAATTTTAAGGTAGTTATAAATCACAAAACTTTTGGGAATCTTGAGTTTTTTGCTCAAAGGATTATCCATCCAGGAGTAAGTGTTCAGGCAGCAAATGTCCCATACAAAAGAATTTCAAGCATTTCAATTCCCGGTGATACGCTTACTTTTGAAGACTTGGCAATGGATATTTTAGTTGATGAAAATATGCAAACTTATATTGAAGTTTTTAACTTATTGAGTTCTTTGGTTGAAACCAAATATAAATCACCTATTACTAAAGCAGTAACTGCCAGTATAACACAAGAATTAGACATAACTTTAACCATAACTAGTAGTCACAATAATGTTGTGAGAACAATTAGATATATTGATTGTGTTCCCACTAGCATTGGTACAGTTTTGATGGAAGCGACTTCTGAAACATCTCCTGTAATTACCTTTCCAGTAAACTTTAAGATCGGATATTACGAGATAAAATAGACCTATATATTGTTAATACATTATGGAGAATATGATTGCTTAACCTTGAAGAAATACTTGAACATTGGTCAAACGACTGTAATATTGATGAACATAATCTAGATAAATCTAGTGTGGACATTGCAAAATTACATGCAAAATATTTACAATTACTTTCTGTATATAAACTTCAAAAGAAAAAGGCTGAGATGAATCAAAAAATTCTTCTCAAGGATAAGTGGCTATATTATAATGGTAAGATGACTGAAAAGCAAATCATTGAAAAGAATTGGGAGTTTGACCCATTTGATGGTATGAAAATTATGAAGGGTGATATGAACCATTATTACGATTCTGATCCAGATATTCAGAAAAGTGAAGAAAAAATAATCTATTATAAAACATTGATTGAGACCCTACAAGAAATTGTAGAGACTTTACGCTGGCGGCATCAAACAATTAGTAATATAATCAAATGGAAGGTGTATCAGAGCGGTGGATAAGATAGTAGTGCAGAAGAAGAATGAATGTTCTCTTCTGTTAGGTTGCGACAATGGTATCATTCAAGAACTAAATGAATATTTTTCATTTTTTGTTCCAGGATATAAGTACATGCCAAAATATAAATCAAAGATGTGGGATGGTAAGATAAAGATATTTAATGCTTTATCTCATGAATTGCCAGCAGGTTTGTTGCATCAACTTAAAATATTCTCTAAGGAAAGAGGATATGAATTAGACTATGAAGATGGTGAGTATGGCCCACCAGAAGTTTTTAATAAAATAAATCCTAAAGAAATTATGAACTTTATTGAGGGTTTGAATTTAAGAAGTCGTGGTGAGCCGATATCTATAAGAAGTTATCAATTTGATGCTGTGTGTTCTGCTATAAGAGAAAGAAGGTCTCTTTTACTATCACCAACTGGATCAGGGAAATCTTTAATTATCTATGTACTTATGCGTTGGTATATGGAAAATCATCATGATAATGTTTTGGTTATTGTTCCAACCACTTCACTTGTTCAACAGATGTTTGCAGATTTTAGTGATTATTCTTCATACGATGATAGTGTTAATATAGAAAATGATTGTCATTTTATTTATTCTGGTCAAGCGAAAACTGGAATAAAAGAAAGAATAATTATATCAACATGGCAGTCAATTTATAAGTTACCTGCGACATGGTTTTCTAATTTTGGTGTAATTTTTGGGGATGAGTGTCATGGTTTTAAATCAAAATCTTTAACATCTATTATGAATAAGAGTAGAAATACTGGATACAGATTTGGAACTACTGGAACTTTAGATGGGACTGAAACACACAAATTAGTCTTGGAAGGATTGTTTGGAAGGGTAATCAAAGTCACAACAACAAAAAAATTACAAGACGATTCAACACTTGCCCCATTAGAAATATACTTGTTAAAATTAAAATATTCAGAAGATGATTGCTTCCAGAATATAGGTAATACCTATGCTCAAGAAATTAATTTTATTGTTTTGAATGAACAAAGAAACAAATTTATTCGTAATTTATCTTTAAGTATGGATGGAAATACTTTAGTATTATTTCAATTTGTAGAAAAACATGGTAAGGTGTTGTATGATCTAATTTGTAATAAGAAAGAAGATAAAAGAAAAGTATTTTTTGTTTCAGGTGCTACAGAAGCATCTGATAGAGAAGCAATTAGAAAAATTGTAGAAAGTCAAAAGGACGCAATCATTGTCGCATCTTTAGGAACCTTTAGTACAGGTATAAATATTAGGAACTTACATAATATAGTATTTGCATCACCAAGCAAATCTCAAATTAGAGTTTTACAAAGCGTTGGAAGAGGATTGAGAAAAAGTGATAACGGAAAGATTACAAAATTATATGATCTGATTGATGATTTACAGCATAAGAAAAAAATAAATTATGCGTTGCTTCACGGAGAAGAACGATTAAAGATTTACAAAAAAGAACAGTTCAACTTTAAAAAATACGAGGTCAAGTTATGAGTAAAGAAGATATAAAACAAATAAAAATGTCATCTGGTGATGAAATCTTATGCGAGATCATGGATATTAATGATGAAGAACTTATAATAAGACATGCTCTTCAAATTTGCAAAGTAGATGTTGATGCAACAAGAACTTATGGAATGTTACGACCATGGATTTCATTTCAAGAAGAAACTGGAGAATTGATTTCATTAAATGATATGCACATCGTTGCAATCGCTATTCCAAGTAAAGATTTGTTGAAACAATTTTCAACTGCTATAGGAAGCAGTAAAATAGAAACACCATCCGAAATATTTGATGTAGAAAATTGGATGGAACGATTGTATAATAAAAAAAGTAGTGAGAGTTCTGAATATAGTGAAATGCTTGATAGTGATGAAAATATCATTAACTTCCCTTCGGGATATAAGCATTAACCCCCCCCAATAAAGGATACTCCTTATTATACACCTAACTTATGATTCTGTCAACCCCTAAAATAAAATAAAATAATTATGCTTTACATTACCGTCTATTTGTGGTAGAATGGTAGAAATATTAAGGAGTGAATTTAATGCCAAAAGCAAAGTCTAAAAGTACGCATTATGTAGATAACAAAGAATTTTCCGCGAAAATAGTAGAATATGTTAAAACTATAAATGAAGCGAGAGATAACGGCAAAGAATTACCTGTAGTTCCAAATTATTTGGCACTATGTTTTTTAAAAATTGCTGAAAACCTTTCTCATAAATCAAATTTTATCAGATACACGTATCGTGAAGAAATGGTTATGGATGCTGTTGAGAATTGCTTAAAGGCAGTAGAGAATTATAATATTAATGCCGCGACCAGAAGTGGTAAACCAAACGCCTTTGCTTATTTCACTCAAATTATTTGGTATGCATTTTTAAGAAGAATTGCCAAAGAAAAAAAACAACAAGATATTAAAGAAAAATATATGTCTCAATCTGGCATTGAATCATTTCTGGTAAGCGAAACTGGTGAAGCATCTACTGGTGTTGCGACACACTTTATTGACGTTCTTAAAGACCGAATTGATAAAGTAAAAGAGTATGATACTGAAATAAAAATATTTGGTAAGGCTGAAAAACAAATAAGAAAAAAAAGAACAGTTAATGTTGATTCTGATTTGAAAGACTTTTTATAATGAAATTATTGATATTAAATGATACACATACAGGTATAAGGAATGCCTCTGATATTTTTTTAGATAATGCTGCGAAGTTTTACAAAGAAATATTATTTCCATATTGCGAAACACATAATATCAAGCAGATATTGCATTTGGGTGATTATTATGATCACCGAAAATTTATTAATTTTAAAGCACTAACTCACAATCGTAAGAGTTTTTTAAATCCTATGCGTGATCTTGGTATGACTATGGATATCATTCCAGGTAATCACGATACTTACTTTAAGAATACAAATGATTTAAATTCATTGAAAGAATTATTAGGTCATTATATGAATGAAATTCATATTATCATGAAACCTACAGTTATGAATTATGGCGGTCTTGACGTTGCGTTACTACCATGGATCACCAGTGAAAACTGTTCAGAATCTATGAATTTTGTTAAAAATTGCAAAGCATCATTCCTTGCTGGTCATTTAGAATTATCTGGTTTTGATATGATGAGGGGAGTCCAAAATCAACATGGAATGGATAAAGAGCAACAAGCGGCGTTCTCTAGGTTTGAGTTAGTTTTATCTGGTCATTATCATACCAAATCTCAAAAAGATAACATTATGTATCTAGGAACACAGATGGAATTTTTCTGGTCAGATGCACATGATCCAAAACATTTTCACGTTTTAGATACTGAGACTCGTGAAGTAGAAGCAATCATTAACCCTTTCACATTATTTGAAAAGATAACATA